GCCATTGACGTTTATTGTTAATGTGTCAAATACCCGTAATGCTATGTATTTAAGTATCATTTCTTCTCTGCTTTGAGGGTCTATTTGTTCTATTTGCGCTTTTAATGCAACATAGGCGTCAGCCGTTATAAACGGCGAAAGCCATGACGGAACTGTATTATTTGCCATTATTTGTCACTCCTTATAAATAGTTATATAACGTGGTTTCAATCTTTTTAAGCCTATCTGAAATATTATCAAACGAATCTTTTGTTTCTTTAGATACATCTTTAAGAGTTTCTACCGCTACAATTATGTCGGTTAATCGGACATATAATATTTGGTTTGTATCTCTTAGGGTCTTTATTAACTCATTAGCGAGTTCATCTCCCATAATTTTTCCTCCTGTATAACTACGATAAATTCAAGCCAGATTAGATAGATATATTTGGGTTATAGATTAACCTTCCGGTGTCAAAACTGTAGTTAAGGCATTGATTGCCGTAGTTATTGTTGCGAGTGTGATGTCTATTGTGCCGAGTTTTGTATCCATTGCGGTTAGTTTAGTTCCGATTGCTTCTACTGCTGTTATGTTGTCTGTTGCGTAAGTACTGTCTAATGCAGGCACGTTATCTAAAATGGTTTTAAGGTCGTTACTGTACATTGTTTATCCCTCCAAAAATCATATTTGCTATGGGTACTGTATTCCAATCGACTTCGTAAACTTTGCCTTGCCAAATATCATGCGATAAATATTCAGGTGCAGGAAACGGAACGTGTCTTGCGCCTAAATGTGAACTTACCAACATATGGTTGAACCCGTCCTTTTGACCTCGTATTAAGTTCATATCGGCAAAACATCTGTTTACTCCTGTCATTACCGAACGCCTTATGGCTACTTCTATATTCTCTTTTCGCCCGTTCGGATACGTTACTTTAAGTTGTGATTTACCTATCTCATCTATTGCTTCAGAAATGGCTTGATTATAACTTTGCATGCCTGTGACTACTCTGAAATGCACTTGGTCTAACTTATCTATCAATAAGTTCTGACTTGAATTTATCGTAGTTCTTGTAAGATTATTTACCGTTCCTTTAGTTGACCTGATGTAATAAGAAAACACATCACCCATAAATTGAGATGTACTTAACGTCATAGGTACACTTTTTCCGTAATCTATCGATATTTGGTCTACTGCTTTGTAGTAATCTATACCTGCTTCTTTAAATATGTTTTCTATTCTTTTATTTGAATATTTTGTCATTTTCTTTAAATAAAGTTTGATTTTATCCAAATGGAATCCTAATTCTTGCAATTTCCATATTTGATATTCGGATGTACTTGTTATTACCCCATTTTTAAGGACTCTCATCACTATATCGTCCAGCGCATACTGCGTTAAATTATCATACAATACCATTAAACTACCTGTGGATTTATATAAGTAATTCTTGTTATTTACTTGCATATTTATCTCCATATGTATCGTATAAAATAAATAAATCTTCTGCTAAAGATTTTAAATCGTCTGATTCTGTGGTGGGATACCTTAATCTTTTAATTGTTTTGCCCTCTGGGAGATATACAAATCCATTGTTAAAAAAACAATCAGCTATCATTATGTAATCTTCGTAACAAAAATATCGTTCCATAGCCATTTTTATATTTTCTGCCATTATTTTAATTTTTTCTTTGGTTTCATTATCAAAAATATTATTCGGTTTAAATTCCATTAATCAATTTCTCCCTCAACAAATTTAATGCTTTCGTTTTCTGTATTTTGATTCTTTATTTCCTCTATTTTTGCTTTTGCTGTCGCTTCATCTTCTCCGAACCATTTCATACGATATTCGGGCAATCCCATAGCGTCCATAGCCACGTCTTGCCTATCTTGTAATCTCATTTGTTCTTTACTTTCAATAATTGAATCGTCAAAATCTATTGTTATTTTCGGGTCAGATATTGAAAACAAATGTTCCGCATTACCTATCGCTACGATTGACAGTATCAGTTCGGTTATTGCACTTTCTAAGACTTTTTCGTGTTTCTTTATCGTTCTGAACAGGTCAGAGTTTTCGCTTATTACTTCAGTTGCGGTTTTTGTTGCGTTATTTTGCTCAAATTTAAAGTATTGTTCGCCTAACCCTAACTTTATCGCCAACAAATCAAGATGTGTCTGTATTGCGTTCCTTAGTTCCTCAACACGCAATTCTCCATTTACTTCTTGAACGTAATGACTGTTAACGTCGTTGAAGTTACCCTCTAACAAGTAAAATACTACGTCTTGTGGGTCAAATGCGTTTTGGAAATTACCATTAGATGACGATACTTTCATGGCTTCTTGCGTTACGAATAACCTTTTTCTTCCGTTTTGTATCTCGTTTACGAAACTATCATAGGTTAAATCTATCGCCTTTAATGTATCTAAACTGTTAGCATATATCGGGATTCCGAACGGACTATCCAAATCTAAATTGTTCGTGATATTCGGTGTTATCGGAATAAACCACCTGTTAGGTGCGCCTGTTTGGATTTCTTCGGGTATATCCTCGACCTTAACTTGCGTTAAACCTCCGTCATCACTTACTACAAACCGATAGTTTCGTATCACATAGTTTCCATACTCGTCAAGGTTATGTAACTGTACATTTTTGATTTTCTCCGATTTAAACGTATCTCTGTTAAACGTGATAGTATCGCTGACAAACGCACATTCTGAAATCCCGTTACTGTCATAAGTTAACGGATATATGTTACTTGCATTTACAAATTGAATCTTTATTTTTTGAGTCCTTGAATCAAGAGATAACAAGAAACTACCTATACCTAACGCAAACGCCTTTTCTACGCCTTGATTCGCCTTTACCCAGAAATTATTGGCGTTTAATATCTCATTTATCGTTTCGGTATATTCATCTGTGCCTAATGTTATCTGGACTTTCTCGTTCATTAGCAAATCGGCAAAGTTTTCGCATAATCGTTTAGGTAATTTAAGAGAATACCTCTTTCTGTTAACCTTTTTCTCTCCGTTGAATATGTAGTATTTATGAAAACTCTCTACAAATCCCTTATACCAACTCAAATAGTTGTTTATTGATTTAAATCCGGTTTCAAGAACCGCTATATCGTAGCCTACGCTCTTGAAAAAATCATTTAGTGTCACGTTACCACCTCCGAGATTATTTTTGAGTATAAAAAAAGCTCCTATACGGAACTTTTTAATTTTTATAATTAATTGTCGTAATGTACACTAATTATCCTCTATAAGGCAAGGGTCAAAATCTTTAACTTCAAATGGCATTTTCTTCTCTCTGAGCATAGTCCTTACAAAAATATTTACCGCTACACTCGCATTCATTCCCATTCTTTCACAAAGATTATTAAAACTTTCTTTTACAGGTTCTTCAATTCTTACACTTAAATTTGAGTACATCATAAAATCACACTCCATAACATTTTATATTACTAATATATTATATTATATGATATTATGCTTGTCAATGACACTTTATTACTAAATTCTAATACCCCCTATTGAAAGACTTGACAAGACTTCCCATTACACTACTTAGTGCGTATTCTGTGGCGTCAATTACGTCTATATTTACTGTGCCGTTATCTAACCTTACATCGTCTTTGTCTTTTTCCCATACAGCGTTGCAATATGCTTCTATTACCTCAGGGCATGTTTCATGAACATAAAATCTGCCTGCGCCTATAAGCCTACACGTTAAGTTGATTCTGTCTATGATCCTCGCTTTGATACAGTCAAGTATCCTTACCGGCTTGTCCTGTTGATAGAAATAGTTTTGAAGTCCTTTATTCTGTACTTGACCCAATCCACCCCAGTCACCAAAACAAGTAGTAACAGCCCCATATTTGCCCTCTATTTCTTTGTAAAATTGAAAAAATCTTTCGTATAGCGTTTCCGGACTGTTTACTCCCTCGTATACCGCTTCTTCCAACACATAGACAGTATGTAACCCTCTTGTTAATCCAACGGCTATAAACGCTGTTTTTGACCTGCTTGCGCCATAGTCGATTCCGATATATATATTCTGAAGTTCAGATACAGGAATATGTTTCGCTATGTATTGGTTTTTGTTGTTTGCAAATTTTGTGTATATGATTCCCTCTGCCGATACCCATTTACCTAATATAAATCTGTCGTAGAATACACCTGTATACTCATTTTTCATGTCATCTATGATACTTTTAGGTATATTATCGTTATCGTCTAAATAAAAGTTCCATATCTTCAGATTTAATTCTTCTTCACGCATTATGTATTTCTTCATTAACCAATGCGTTGGTGTATCAGGGTTGGTTGTGGCAAATAATTTAGAATTAGGTAACGTCAACCTCGTCATTAGCATTTCGAAGAAATCTTCCGTAAATAACGTCAATTCGTCACAATATGCGCCGTATAACGTCATTCCTCGTATCTTGCCCTCGCTTCGTGCGTCATTGACTCCCTCTAAGTACACTATTTTGCCGAACATTACTGCTTCTTTTTTCGTTATTGAATAACTGAACTTCTCTTTTGGTATTAATGATTCCAATAAAACAAGGCAGTTTCTCTTTAATGACGTTATTGTCTTTCCAACCATCAATAAAGGACTGCCCTCAGGTGCTTCAGCTACATATAATATCCATTCAAGTAGACTTACAAAGGTTTTTCCGCTTCTTACCGATCCTTGAAGCAAGTTTATCCTCGCTCCTCGCCCCTCAACCATCTCTTGCATGAATAATCGCTGTTTCTCATTTAGTTTCTCGAACATTTTTTATTGCCTCAATAAGATTATTAAACGATTTGTCTGCTTCGGTTTCTCGTTTAACGTTTTCTTCGCTTTCTCCAAGTATTTCTATTAACTTGACAAGTGAATTCATGTCGCCTTTGTTTATGCCTTTTAGTATCGTTGCCGCTACTAATGCAGAACCATAATCGTTTTCGCTCGCTCCTGTGGATTTTAATAGGCTCTTTAACTTTTTCGGTTTTACTTCAGAAAATAAAAATCCCTTTAATATTTCAATTAAAGAGTTCCTCTTGCGTTCTTCTTCTTTACGCTCTTTTATTTTCTTTTGACTGCTTTTCCCACCCTTTGATCGTAATGCAAACTGTTCTTCCGGTGGTCGTGTGTCTATCTTGATTAGGTTTTGTTCGTTCATTTTATC